GTAGAGATTGTTCAGGTTGTCTTTGGATAGCCATTTCCAACGGAAGAAATACTCACAATCCTGTAGGTCTTTTCTTTGGTGAGGCGCAAAGACCACCATATCCCAGGGCACATGCCTGAGTTTGATCTGGCCTCTGAGATCGACATCGAAGTCAGGGAATATCTCGAATATGCCTCTGCCTGTTGTGACTGCTTCCTCGAAAACTTCTGTATCTTCTACATCGAACTGGTTATTCGTAAAGATGTTTTTGAGGGCATAGGTGAGAACATCGGCAATGGTTGAATCGCCATTCTCTGTTGGGTAACATCGGAGGTCAGTCCGATTTCTGCGATACAGACCGGAGAGAGTTTCGATCATCGGGGCGATGTGATTAATGGTCAGACAAGCTCGGCCCCTCTCATTGAGTTTGGCTTTGGCTGCTTCGGGCCACTGATTGCCTTCTCTGAAGTTGACCGAGTCTTGGCCGTTTAAGATGGATTCCTTCTCAGCTGCAGAAGCTTCCTGAAACTGTGTATTCTTCTCATTGATTACTTCGTGGTCTTCCTTGTCGTTGCCTGGGTTTGGCGTGGGGTTCAGCGGGTAGTTTGCGGGATCGAGAGGGATCACAAGCTCGTGCGTGTGCTTCTTTTCAGGGGCAAGGAGGATTAGTGGGGGTTGGTTGGGGTCTTGTGGGGGTTGAACGGTAAGAGCGTGGCTGTGGTCTTCTGCGGTGGCACAAGTAGCTTGCCCCTGGTCATTGATGTAGATGAGGTGTTCATGGGCACCCCGTTTGTTTAATGAATCTTTTTGGGCGACAAGTAGCATCATCAGTTACACCTCCAGCCAGCTCAGACGTTTATTGTTAGAGTATAGTCTACTACGCTTGCGCTTGTCAAATTTGTCGTCTGTTAGATCATCTTCATCATCGGTTGCATAGTAGACTGAATCATCTATTGACATGGTAAGCATGAGTGCATCGCCTTTGTTCGGACTTGGCATATTTCGTGCCCTCATTTCCTGCTTGCTCTCAATTTTAATTTTTCCGTTGTCTTTCACTTCATACTTGATCGAGCTTATCTCACTGATGAGTTCTTGATCGGGGCAGTCTGAGAGGCTGATCGAGTTACGTTCAAACCTTTCTCTCAGCTTCCACCAATACTCATCTCGGAGATTATGGAACTTCCTGGGGTCACTTGATCCCCTACTGACATTGACGGGGTAGACGTTGGAAATGCCTTGTCGGTTAAGTTCGTCTACAACGCCGATACCTAATCCACATGAGTCGATGCAGATTGCTTGTGGGTTATGGTCTGCAGCTCTCATCGCTATCCATCTGCTGAGTTCCACTGTGTCCAGCTTTTTAAGCTCCTGTATTTCGATTACTCGATTGCCTTTTCGGACTAAGATGATTGAGGAGTCTTTGCCCTGCCGAGCGACATCGACCCCCATGATTGTAGGCTCTTTGTCGTTTGGCGTGAACTTCAGGTTAGCTGCATCTAAGGCCCACTCGTAAGGAATGAGTGAGCCATCGTCCATTGCAGGCGGTTCGCCTAAGACGGATACACGATATTGGTTTGAATCGGTGCCGTATTTGTCTTTGAGGTATTTGATCTGGTCAGGCGTAATCAGGTTTGAATCCTCGGCTGACCAGTGTAGGTTAATCCAATACTTGCGTTCGTTTGGGTCAAAATGGGTGTTATAAGCGAAGCCGCTTCTGCGTGTGGGGTTGAACAGGAGAATGACGAAGTTGACCGGATCGGTAAGGGTTGTGTCGAGCGGTTGGAAAACAGCGTCAGGCACACCTGATGCTTCGTCTATTACGAACATCATGTAACGTGCATGCTTGCCCTGGAGGGTTTCAACCTGTTGCTCTGCTGGCAGATGCGGGCCTGCTGAGTTACATGTGACAAACCAGTTTTTCCCTTTGTCTGGGTCATTCACCAGGCGGCAACCTGTGGACATAAGATCAAACTCGTCTGCCAATTTACAGGTCTGCTCCCCGCTCACTCTTCTGGATTTCCATAGTGACATCTCAGCCATAAGGTTGGATTTGAGGTTGTCCAAGCTTGGAGCTAAGAGGTAGGTTTTGGACTGTGAGAAACAGATGAGAAACCAATACGCTACATTCGCGGCCAGGGCATCTTTGCCACAGCCTTTCCCTGAGCGCACAGAGATACCCCGCTTGTGGATATACTTCTTGTCAGTTTCATCTAAGAGTTCGCCTATGTCCCGTTTCATCTTGGCGGTTACAAGCTTACCCAGCTCGACAAGAAAACGTGTCTGCTGGTTGGACGGATTCAGCCCCATGATTTCCATGCAAAAATCCAGTGGGCATCTTTGCCAGTGCTTGAATTTTAATCTGACTTGCTCTACGGGGTCTGGCTCATTAGGCTTGGCATAGTTACGTGGGAGATGTTTGGTTGGATCTTTAGAAGCCATCAAATGTGTCCTCGTCTAATTCTTCTTTACGTAGCTGCTCTCTCGCTGTGAGCTGGTTCGGTTGAATAATGACTGCTTGTTCTTCGTCCTCTTCCAAGCTCTTACGTGATTCAGGTTTTGCGTCTTTCGCTCTTGGGGGTGAAGCAGAGGCGATGATGTTTATAATGTTCATGGTCTGATTGCCTGCAGTTGCGCCGAACATTGGTTGAGCCTGGTTGTTGATAACCTTGAGCTTATCTACAAGGATACCCAGAGCGGTTGCTCTATGATGGAGGGTGGCTGAGGCGAGAGCTTCGTCTGACATGTGGTTGATGGATTTGATCAGACGTTCGGCCCCTCTGAGAATTTCATGGCCGAGGACTTTCGTTCTGCTCTCTGCTTCTGTGTCGTCTTTGGCTAACTCAGGGAGTTTGGTTTCCTGAATTGTTAGATCGTTCCTGGGGCCGGTGAGGACTGCTTTCATCTGTTCCAGAGCTTCTGGCGTAATGATCTGTTGTTTGGCTTTGCCTTGGCCTACTGACATACCGAGTTCTCTGAGTTCCCGGTTGACTGATTGGTAGGGGACATTAAGAGCTTCGGCAATGGACTTACGGCTGAACCCTGCATTGACAAGTTCAACCATCTTGAGCTTCTGCTCTTCTGACATAGGCGGTCTGGTCTGCCTACCAATGACACCAGGGCCGTTGTGTTTTTTAATATGTTTATCCATATCTGCATTATACCACAATTTTCAAAATCCTAAAAAGTTTAGAAATTCGAGGTGTGGTAAATTTACCGCACTCTCTGAAAATCTTTAGTGGCGCAGTTGTTGGCTTCTGGCTGGTTGCAAAGTGGCTTGTTTAGCACTCCAAAATTTTAACGCACTGTAAGGTGGCTCTTGTATAAGGATAGAATCGCGAATTGAGAACGGGGTCAGACCCTCCCCCAAGTGCTGTTCTCTCCTCTCGTCGTCTGTCCTTCGCTGTCCATGCCTGTTCTCCAGCGGTCATGCCTCGTCTGTCCTCTACACGCGCAGGTTTTCAGAAGATAGCAAGCGCAAACCTACATCATAAGCGATGATAGAACGTAGGCTATTGATAGCATTAACAGGCCACATAAACAAACTCTGTATTGGTGCAGGTCTACAAAACATGGTTTACATAATATCTATTATCAGGACTTTAATTCGTGATTAACTGCGCGTTACAGGGGATTGTGAAATTTATTCAGGCAAATGGTTAAATTTCACAAACTAATTTGATCAATTAGTTGTTTACCTGGACGCCTGGCAAAACATATGTGCGGTAAATTTACCGCACATTGCACGTTAAGTAGTATTGAGTAGCACTAAGTAGTGTTAAGTAGTTGTAAGTAGCATCGAATGTGTCGAATCCCAAAAGCACCAGCCATTAAAAATGAATTGAATAAATCAATTAAATTAGTTGATCAGTTTGCCGATGGTCTGATTAATAGTAGAATTTTGAAACAATTAAAATAATTTTGTCCAAACATCTTGCAATAATTAGTAAATTAGTTTATATTAATGAAAGATTCAAAAAAGAAATTTGAAAGGCGGTAACTAACATGGAACAAAAATTTATAGCTTGGTATCTCGATAATTGGGCAAGTAGGGTCGAGTTAAAATATTGGGAATCTGTAAAAGCTGAATTACTCAGCGCGTTCCATAACTACAATGAAGACGGTAAACTGTTCGCTGACAAAGCAGTTAGAGCGTTTTTTAATTCATACAATAAGGAAAATAAAAATGTATAAAGTAATAGATTCAAAGGCTAATATTTTCGCGGTAGTGGATAGTTTGCAGGCAGGCTGCAGCTACATTTGCCGGTTGGCTTCCTTGGGTATCGAAACAAGCAATTTAAAAGTAGTAAGGAGTTAATCAAATGATTTACATGAATGAGAACGGAGCGTTATTTGATACCGACATGATCCGTGAAGAATACGAAATAGCAGTAGACGAGTGTAGTTATAAAGATACTTTTGAATCCTATCTTGATCAAGTAACAACTGCAGGCGGTTATTACACACCATGCACTATTAAGCTTATGACTTGTTGTGACATTGTAGACTTGATTGGTGACTCACAGATACATAGCGTGTGTGACATTATTGATTCTTACACCGATTTACATCTGTTAGATCTGTATGACATGCAATTTATCGCTAATGAAGACGATTACGAGTTGATACAGATTACAGATTTTGCAAACTATTTTACAAATTACTGAGGAGTTAAGTTATGAGATTATTCAGGGATATTGAAACGGGCGAAATGCTGAGGACTGAAGATTTATTATGTGAGTATCGGGAAAAGAAAAAGAATGGGGGAACAGAGTCTATAGACTTTTACAACTACCTGCAGAATTGCTTAGCAATCAATAACGGAACACTTGAGGAGGTTAAAGAATGAATAACTTAGAATTTTACGAGCGATTGAAAAAATTGATCCTGAATTTGCAGGACGCAGAGCGGCAGACCGAAGAACTGAAGAGAGTTATGGATTCTCGGATTGCTGAAGAAAAATTAATTAACAGGAGCAATAACAAATGAGAAAAATTACTAACAAGGTAGCGGAAGCGTTTAAGATGGGGAAAAGTATCAGTTCAGGCAATACTGCAGTAGTTGTTGATTCAGATTCTACCATGATTATATTGCATGGTAACAGGATTGTTTTAAAAAATTCAGAAGGTATCTTCTTTTCACTTTGTGGTTGGAATACACCAACTACACGGGAACGCTTGCAAGCTGCAGGCATATCTATTTCGCAATGTAAGTTTGTGGCTGTCACTAATCAGGACGTTGCTGACTTGGAAGGTAATAAAATTCCATCTGGTAGCGTGATCTGTGATTCATCAGTTTATAAAATCATTTAAAAGGATAAAAACAAATGAAAAAAGAAAATTTAGAACTGGCAATCGCTGGATTGAAAAAAGACCTTGAAACATTCGAGATTGATCAGGATAAGCACGAAGAAGCTTATAAAGAATTAATCGACGAGTCCGGGCCGGTATTAATCTGTGGTATGAGCTTTACAGCGTCCAGAATCCTCGAAGAAGTTGACCCTATCGCGTTCAGGTGCGGATTGAATGACTACGTAGATAGCTTAGACGTGACAGAAGACGAAGAATATAAAGAGCTTGAGGAGAAGTTAGCTGATCTTGAATCGGAATTAGAGCCGATCAACAGTTTGCATGAAGCATGGGAAAACTGCGATAAAATCAAAATATTTGAGTTTCCCGTAATTGATAAACGGACGGGTGGTAAAGAATATGTAACATTTGATATTTCGATAGTTGGTGATCAGTTTGTAGCGCAGCATGAAGCTTTAAGCTTGGAACAAGAACAATCTAATATGATTGCAAGCGTTTGGATTGATATAGACTATGATTTTTCATTAGACGAGAATCTGCAGGCATTACATGAAGCTTGCACGTATGCAATTATGGATTCTACATTTTTTGAATTGGCAGAAGAATAAAATACTTGGCCTGCAGGCGTGACAGTCTGCAGGCTTCTTTAAAACTGAGAATATGGAAGGTTAAAGAATTATGAACAAAAAATTAGTAACAAAAAATGAGCTAGTATGGTCAGGCATGGCATGGGAATTTAATGTGAAGAGATAAAGGAAGTAGAAATATGAAAAAACTTTTAAGGTCTGGCGATAGAGTGCTATACGTCGATACAGATACTCGCAGTATATCGGTATATCAATACATAAAAAACGTTGATATTACCATGCTACCGTATATCAGACAATTTCAGACATTAGACGCGCTTTTGTGCAATGGCTACGATTTATCAAATAGAACCATCAACAAGTATTATCGGCTAACCGACGATTCTAACTTGTGGCCGATACGTGGTAAGTTTAACGTCACAGAACGCGCAATCAGAAAAGTCCAGAAACTTGGTTTGCAAGGTCTGGAGTATTGCCTTGCTTTGGATTCTGAAATAGGCCGGATTGTAAATAATCAAATTTGAAAGGATTAAGAACTTATGAAATTAAATAAAACATCTGTGTCGTTTTATGGTGTGGTCGATGGCTGTGGGCCAAAATATTGCGGCTGGAAGTATGTTACTGAAGAAAATATGCTAGAGCTTAAGAATTGGTTAATGTCAGGCAATATTTTGTATTTTCGCAAGTATGATGTTACAGTGACACGGGTTAATACGACAATGATGCTACAAATTTGGCGTTGGCTTAAGCATAAGCAATAACTTACCAGTCTTTAAAATTAAAGCTGCAGGCGGTATAGTCTGCAGCTTTTTCTTTTGTCCTAGGAGGTTAATTGATACTAATTTTGTATCAAATGAGTTGAGAGGTTAAAGATTATGCAAGTTAGGCTGATTATAAATATGCCATTTGTGGCGATTCTTTCATACCTTCCTGCGATTCTTTTAACTCTTGCCAGTATAGTTGTTGTTTGGTGTGTAAAACGTGCGGGAAGGCCAGGTTTTTAAATGACTTGGATTCTGGATCATTTGAAATGCGTAGGCGATATGACACTAGATTAGTTACATATAAGAGTCCGTTGGCGAATCAATGCGCGTAAATTGAAACCGCCCGAACCTGGTTAATGGTTTGGGCGGCGAATCAATGCGCGTGGCGTTAATACGGTTCGTTGCCGGTCGTTGGCTTTTTGGCGGTCGGCTTCTTAGGCGCGGCTGGTTGTGGGATACATGACTCGATCTTTTCGAGCAAGCGTGGATCGACAACCTGGTATCGGAGTTCGCCATCGGTTTCCAGACACCAGAGCTGACATGTGCGGCTTGGGTCGCCAGTTGCCCGTCCGAAGATCGGGTCAATCGCTGCGATAATGAAGATTTCGCCTGGTTCTGCTATGCCTGCCTTCAAGCCGAGCGGATTCGCTTTCACTTTGTCCAGCGGTTGCAGGCTTGGTGCGTTTGTTATGGCCTCGATGATGTTTGGAATCAGAGCGGTCAGTTGTCCGTTACGTTCGTCCAGGGTCAGATTGAGATTCGATTCGTTCATATTTCCTCCGTTGATTTGTTGAGTGCTTCTCTGGCTATTCTCGCCAGAGCTGCTATTGTCCATTCATCTGTCTGGCCTGCTTCCAGGCGTTTGGCTATTTTCAAGAGAGCTTCCAGCATTGGGTTGTTAGATTGTTCGTGGGAGATTGTGACTGGCTTCACAATGTCGGCGTTCTGGTTATCGGTTAGTGAGCTGATGAGCTGTGACATAGCGGCATTGGCTTTCTGAAACTCAAATTGTTTCAGATAGCGTTGTGCCTGTTCTGCAAGCGTAACCGACTTTGTGATTATCATTTGATTAGTCCTTGAGCATTGCGTAGAGGCCGATGGAGGTCGGCGTGAAATGTAAGACTCTGTGATGGCGCAGCTTTAAGAGGAGGGAGTTGTCGGTGGCTTTGGTCAGTCGGTTTCTTGCATGTTGTCGCGTGATCTGCCATTGGTTGGCGGCTTGATTGATTGTCGTCGGATATGTGAGGAGCTTGAGCTGTGTTATGAGTTTAATCATGCTGGCCTCCGATCTTGTTTATGAGATTGGCGATGTCTTTTGCACGTTCTTCCATGAGCTTAAGCATGTCGGCGATTTGCATGTCTGGGAATGGTGTTTGAATGAGTTTGGTTAATTCGTCAATGAGCGGTCGATTGTCCCATCGGTCACATGCGCTGGTATATGATGGTTGGGGGCTTCCGAGGAGTTGGCATTCCTCGCAGAATGGTTGATAGACTGGTTCCTTGGTTTGTGAGTTGGTGGTCTGGACTATAGTGACTTTGTTTGATCCGCAGATACATGGTTTCATGTTGATTGTCCTTTCGAACTTAAATTTTAATTACGTTAGCGGTAGTAGCCAAGTATTTCTGCAAGGCTTGGGCCGGACTGTAACGCCCGCTGAATCAGAAGGCTTTGCTGGTTGCTACATGCAGCCTGGTATGCAGCACTTTGCTGTGCTTGAGTGGCGAGCATATACTGTTCGGCGTAGAACTGTGACATAGCAGCGGGGCTTGCCTGAGTGGTAGTTCCATAGCCGCACCCTTGGCACGTTGTCTGCTTCCATTTATTCTGGTTGCAATATGGGCAGTTCATTTAATTTCTCCTTTCAAATTGCTTTCTTACCCTGATTCTAACTCAGGCATCTGGAATTGTCAAGATAATTATTGCAAAATCTTTTTGCATAAAAGAAAATATTCGTGGCTGGAGAACCGCTCTCTGCCAAAGCGCGCCACCTCTGCCACGTGTAAAACCAGCTCAAACGTAGATCACGACTTGCTCTGCCACGTAAGCCATGAAAAATGAAAATCTTATATATACATATAAATATAATATAATAAAAGACTAAAGAAAGAATATTTTTTGTTGGCATACATGGCTTATGTAGATTATAAGCGATTTTGAGCTGGCATGAGTGCTGACATTACGTGGCAGGGTTTGGCAGAGTGCGGCTCACAAGGCAAATAATTAGCTCTTTATAGCAAGATAATCTTGGCATAAAGAAAGCCGATAGATTGATGTCTATCGGCTTTACTGTTGACGTTCAACTACTTTTGATTGCGTAATTTTCCAAGCTCAATAATCTTTGCGAGTCCCAGGTTTTCCATGCAGTATTTCCAAAGTTGCGGGTGAGTTATTTCCATTTTGTCAAATCTGTCTGGTCGTTTTTCGATATGCAAACCGAACATACAGAACATGCAACCAGTTCTCGTATAACCCATGTCGTAAATCTTAGAGGTGGGGAGTTCATATTTGGCTATGTAATCCCACACATCTTTCTCCAGCCAGAAGGCCATAGGCGTTGACATGACTCTGCCACTGAATGAGTTACAGCCGTTCTTCAAATAGGCTGTTTCCCTAGTTCGGCTATCAGAAGCCATTGTCCCCACAATCGGGCCTCTGCCAGTTTCCTTCTCATAGAGTTTGATCGGTTGTTTCTTCATAACGTGACAGCAATGGTCTGAGATTTTAAAGGGTGCGGTGATCAGATGCTTCCACTTCTCCGACATCTTCCCGTTACCCTTCTCATCACCTACCAGCCGTTTCTGCCTGAGTTTATCGCTGCAGGTATTCCTGATTTCCTTGATCTTCTGAGCAATCTCTTTACTGACAACTGGATAGCCGTGAGTTTCAATAACTTTCGTGAAAGGAACTTTCGGCCTGACCCAAATTACATTGTCGATGGTCTTTACAAACTCCCGTATCTCTGGATACTCCAGGCCAGTATCCACAAAGACTGCGGGAACGTCTGGATAAATGCGCCTTACAAGATGCAAGAGAACGGTCGAGTCTTTGCCCCCTGAAAAGCTAACATAGGCCTGACCGTTCAGATGCTCATAGTAGGATTGTATGCGTAGAGCTGAGAGCTGTTCCTTGATACCGAGCGGCTGACCTTGCCTCTGTTGAAGTTGCCATTTTTCTAACTTCATTGGTTACTCCTTGAGCTTCAATCCGAAATAACCTCGCTTGTTTTCATTGCGACTTTTTGTAACTCCCCAAATTCTTTCGATGATTTTTGGAAGCTGTTTGAGTTCCATCATGCCACAACCCTGAAGACGATCCAGGATTTCTGAGGTTTCCAGGAAGTCGGTTGGTTCACCCCTCCATAGTTCTTCACGAACAAACGCATGGACTTCACTTGCATCTGACATGGCTTCGGACTTGGATTGCTTCATGCTTGTCGGCTCTTGAATCCCTTCGTCCATAGCAAGCTTCGCTCCACGCAATAACCAGCCAAGCACACCGCGCCTGCGTGTCGGGTCTGACCAGTGGGCGGGGGTCATGTATTTCGTCTGATCAATCGCATGAGTTTCAGGAAGTGGGTGCAGGAAGCGAAAGACGCGAAAGCGTTGCTCGGTTGCGCCTGAGAGGTCGCTGACCTGCTGAATCTGGTTACATGTGGAGATGAGTTTGGCGGTCGTTGCAATGGCTGTAGGCGCATGGAATTTTGGTTCGGCTGTGAACATGCCGGTTGTGTAATTTTTCAGCCAAGCTTCCCACTTCTTTGTCTGTTCGGAGTCATTAGATACATTGCAGAATTTATTAACCAAGAGGCAAGCGGCCCATTTATCTTTGAGCAGACGTTCTTCACTGACTGCGCTTGCACCGAGCGCACCAGCGGGGGCGCAGGCGATGGCGGTTGCAATGGTGGACTTACCCGAGTGAGGCACACCCCACAGAATGATCTGGCCTCTGAATATCACATGGGGCTGGAGGATTAAGCTGCAGAGCTTCTGCAGATATTCTCTTTCTTCCTCATTGTCCAACGCATTTTCGATCATCTTCTCAAACTCCAGATTGGCCTCTGACAAGCTGGTCTTTGCATCAAATGGCAAACTGATTCTGGGGCCATAGATGATCCGGTGTTTGATTGGTGAGAATTTCATGGTTGAAATGTCGAGTATGCCATTAGAGAAAACGATTTCAGAGCTGGCTACTTTCATGGGAATCCATTTGCCTGCCCACATTCCATCGACCCGCTCATAGTAGGTGGTTGGTTCGGCTTCATTGGCTGCGTCAGGCGTTTTCACCTGGTTTGCGACAATCTCAAAAATTGACATGCGGGCGTTACAGCCTTTTACCTCGTTACATAGGGCGAGGAACGCTTCAGAGCAGGCTTCCCAACCCTTCTCAGGTGTATAACTCCAGAACAGACCAGCATGAAAGGCTAATGGTTTGCCCCACATACCGACTACTTCCTGAGCGATCTGATAATCATTTCTCCGATCACTCTTCGCGGCGGCTTTCTTCTTGCCCTTTTTCTTCTCACTTGTGGTGGCAGGAACAGCTATGTCATTGCCAAATTCGTCTGTCAGT